AGGTAAATTTTGCAGAATCCTAAAAAACGAGATTTTTCAATCCAAAAAATTCGAAAAAATCGAAAATGCCCTCATGAAATCACAAAAAATTGAAAAAAGGCGGTGGAAATCGTGAAAAATACAATCTACCTCGGCAGCAATATGTCGAGGATCCTGTTAAAGAACGAAGCAAACGAAGTAAACAGCATTATTCTCAAAATCACGACGGACAATACGGCGAATCCGCGTTTGGAGATCTCGACCAAGTCCATCGACGAAACTGTCCCTCTGATCGCAGGACAGGAGAACACATACTCGCTGCCATCGACCCTCTGGTATCACGACAACCACACGACAATCACTTTAAGGAATGACCAAGGCGTCGCCGGAGAAATAACAATCGCGTTCCCGGTTACGATCAACAACGACGCCTCAATCCGCATTGTGTCCGCCTTTGCCTATGAACTGAAAGTCACGTTTAACGAGACAGAAGCAATCGAGGACTTGCAGGAAGTCACGGAGAGCCAGCAAGAGCAGCTCGATCAGGTGCAGGCACAAGTCCCGGTCTTTGTGTATCCGAAGAGGACGAGCACTGCAGCGATTACAGACGGAACGAACAAAAACGTCATAACCTTTGATTTTAATGTCACGGAGCAGACTGCCGACGTGGCTTTTTGTGTTTTTTTGACATTCGAAGCAGAAACAACAGTCAACACGACGAACGAGACATACACAGATTTGAACATTACTGTTACATACACACTTGACGGAACGGACGTGGCAATCGTTCGGAAGACATACGGAGACGGCGACGAGTTTCTTGCGCTGGATCACATGTTTAGAAACGTAGCAAACGGGAATCACACGCTTGTCGTGAATATCGCGGCAGCAGGTGGAGGAATCAGCTAGGAGGGGGAAACAATGGCAAAATATAGCTATACGGGAGAAGATAAGCGCTTGAAATACCTCTTTGACAACTTAAACGAGAACGTCAAAGAGTATGAATACAGAAGCAACTTTCCTGCGACTGGAGAAGTCGACACGATCTACATTGCGGACGACGAAAACACAACTTACCGCTGGGACGGCTCAAACTATGTCAAGATAGGCGTGATTTATGTCCTTCCGGTGGCTACTTCGCAAGCACTAGGAGGAATAAAGGTCGGATATACACAGAATAATAAAAATTATCCGGTGCAGCTTGACGGCCAGAAAGCATTTGTAAACGTTCCGTGGGTAAATACCACTTACACATTCGAGAATGGGGCAAATGGCGGCTTTACAGTTTCAGACGGCACAAACACAAACACATACCTGGAAAACGTGCCGAACGTGACGACAGATAACCAGACACCGACTGTGGAGGAGGCCAGCACGAGAACGAATCTGGCATCTGGTGATACCTTAAAAACGATTGTTGGAAAAATTAAAAAGTTTTTTTCTGATCTGAAGGCCGTTGCGTTTTCTGGATCCTACAACGATCTTATTGATACGCCTACTATTCCGACTGTAGGTGATGGAGAATTAACGATCCAGCTAAATGATGCTACCGTAGGAAATTTCACTGCAAATCAGTCTGGAAACGAAACGATAAATTTGCTTCCTACTGAGCTCAGAAACATGTTCAATCCTGCTGGAGGTTCCACAGATAACAGGCCTGCTAGTGCCAATATAACGCCAGATCGAAATGCTTGTGTAAGAGAATTCCTTGCGACTTCAACCATGGTTACTGGAAAGCCTACGAAATTCGATGGTTCAAATGCAGATGGAAATATACTGCATTTTTCTTGGGATAGCAATACGAGATATGCCACACAATTATGTGTGGCTCATAATGGCAAAGGTGATCTTTTGACACGTTATCAAAGTGGAGCTGGTCAGGATGACTGGACGGACTGGGTGCAGTATGTAAATTTTGACAATGCAAGATTTTGCATGAGGACTGCAAATAATATCCAGCCTGCTGATGATACTACCACGGCTTGGAAAGCGTTATTGCAAAATACGCATGCTGGCTTATGCTATTTTATGACGTATTATGATACTGCAAATATTTTTACAAATCAGCCTTCGACCTATGGCATTCTTGAAACGTTTTTACATAATAGCCTCATATATCAACGATGGAAGCCATTAACGACTGGAAATGTGCGTTATCGTGCTGGAAATAATACTGGATGGAATAACAGTGCATCTGATTCTGGAGCATTTACGCTAATAGCAACAACAGCAGTTGCGACCACTTCTGCTAATGGTCTTATGACAGCCGCAGACAAAACAAAGCTTGATGATTTACCTACAAGCGGTTCTGTTATTCCTGTTAGCAAGGGCGGTACTGGGAGAAATACGTTAAATGCGTATAGATTATATCGTGGAAATGGTACCAGTGCAATATCGCCTGCAAATTTGTATCAATATGCAGACATTGTAACTTGTGAACAAGCAGACAGTTTTACTGCTGGATGGAGAAGGTTCATAAAATTGGCTGTTTCGGGATATGGGTCTGCGTTATTATGCTTCCGTGGTGGATGGTCGAAAAGTGCTCCGTATGTTGGTGTTGTGCTTTTGACTATTAGAAACAATCTGGCAAAATTGCGAATTATTGATGGATTTAGTGCAACTAACCAAGTGCATTCAAAATTAAGGGCTGTAAATGATTCTGCAAATAATTATTTTATCGAGCTATACAGAGAAGCCGATTCGAAAAATAACACATATCAATACTGTGATATTTTAACACTATCAGGTACATGGTCAAAGAGTGAAGATTCTACCACGCCGCCTATAAATAATAACGCTACTGGTGCGAATGATTATGAGATCAGCCTGCGACAAGAACAATTTATTCCTTTCGAATCTGGTACTGGATATATAGGAACGTCAGATAAGACTTGGAAAGAAGGAAATATCAATGATATTTTAGCATTAACATTAAACGGAGTTACGATTGGGAATGATCCTAAATTCACCGATACTACATATTCAGTTGCTTCTGCTTCTGCAAATGGTCTTATGAGTTCAAGCGATAAAATTAAACTTGACAACATTGTCGGAGGATTTTGGGAATCGTTAAATACTGGTGGAACAATCCCATCTGGAGGCATAACACTTCCATCGTCTTACAAAGAATTAAAGATTGTATTTATTGTCGCTCCGACTGGAGAAGATTACGAAGTTCGTTCCGAAACTATTATTACATTCAATCTTATTGATCGGACTGGATATACAAACAAAAAAATTTATGTACCGTTAAATTCAACTTCAAACGAAGCCGCATACGCTATTTTTTCTGTTGATAAAACAAAGTTAGAAAATGCCTATTATTCAACAGGTTCTGGTCAGAGTTATACAGTAAATGTCTACTACCGCTAGAAAAGGAGGTTTTCAGAATGAATGTTCAAGGGTATTTACTCGGAGCGAGCATCGCACAAGGCCACGCCGGGAACGTGCTACCGGAAGGAGCGGAAGATCTGTCGACGTGGGAAACCTCGGACGATGTAAACAACACCTTCGAAGATGGAGTAAACACGATCAGTTTTTCAAACGGCGGCGACATTCTGGGACCCGATGGGAGATACTGGAAAAACTATTACTATTCGAAGGTCAACACGAATTACACGATCAAGGCATATAGCAACAGAAAAATGGCAATCAAAAACGCTCCTTCAAGTCTTTGCTATGCGTACAATCCGAGCACTGACAATATCGCCGTTGTTATGACAGCGCAGGACAATCGTTATCCATACGGTTTCGATGCTTATTACATCGCATATTACAATAAGCAGGGGCAAATCGTCGAAATCAATGGACTGCCGATTTATATGGCTGATTCCTCAACCTATGGGGAAACGAATATTCCGAGGTCGCCAGCAGTAACGAATGATCAGCTCAAAGAATATTTGAAGTCGGCAGACCTGAACGGAATCAGCTTGTCCTTCACACTTAATGTTGAATATGAAAAGACGTACAAGCTTATTTTTGACGCCTGCACACCTTCCGGATTTAACAGGCGCGACGGATCTTTGAATCGTGATATAAAGATCGTGAGCGGTATGTCTTACACATACGGAGTTATAAACGGGATCCCGAGTGACGTCATGGAACATTACGAGATCCAGTTCACAGCCGGGGCGAGTGTCGCAAAGGTGACTTTCAGCTTCGAAGATATGCTTTCCGCATACGAGATCACGATCAAGATTGCAGACGTCGAAGTGTGCGAGGTAACGGGATAATGAAAGCGGAAGAAAGAAAAAAAGAACTTTTGGAAATGCTTGGAGACAAAGCAAAGGCGGATCAGCTGGTCGACGAGATCGTTTTTCTCGAAGGCCAGCTCGAAGAGCTGAAAAAGCTGCCGTTTATCAATGTAAATCCGAAGAATTTCGCGCAGCAAAAAACCACACCTGCGGCGAAGCAATACAAAGAGTTTTTACAACAATACAACAACTGTCTGCGGCTTTTGTACCGTTTGAGCGGAGATCTTGGCGGAGAAGTCGAAGAGGAGACACCGCTTCGCCAGTGGGTGAAAAAAAGAAAGGAATTGTCGCATGATTTGGACGCCTGACAATAGCAGTCTTCTCTTGTATAAAGCAAAAATTGAATGTGGCGAAATCATAGCAGGACAGGAGCTTATAAAAGAGCTCCAAAACCTCGAGGAAGACTTGAAATACAACGACGAGTACTTTTACGACACGACGGCGGCAGATCTTCGCATGGACTTCATGGCGAATTGTGTGCGCTTGACCAAGTCCCCGTTCTATGGTAAGTCTATGGTATTGATGGACTGGCAAAAAGCATTTATCGAGGCACTTTATTCCTTCAAGATGGCGAGGGAGTTTAAGGAACATGGGAAACTGATTGACAGGTTCAGGAAAGCGCTTTTATTAATCGCCAGAAAGAACACGAAGTCGGAAACATCTTCCGCCCTCGGAAATGCTGAATTTATTGTCGGGAATGAAGGCTCAGACATTGTGTGTAGTTCGAACGACGACGCGCAGGCGTCAATCGTCTATGATTCTATCGACATGATGCGACAGCTTTATGATCCCGGCGACCTCGACACGAAGCGAAACCAGCGCTTTATTCTAAACAAAACCACGAACACAAAGATTATCAAGCTTTCCGACCGTACAAAAAACAAAGAGGGGCGGAATATCGACTTTGCGATCCTCGACGAGGTTCACGAGATGAAAACAAATGTCATCGCGAAATCAATCGAGCAGTCGCAATCGCTAAAAGACAACCCAAAATTTATTGAAATCACGACCGAGGGATTCGTTACAGATGGATACCTTGACGAAGAGCTAAAGCAAGCAAGAGCGATCATAAACAGAGAAGACGACAGCGTCTCCGCTTCGCGCTTTCTACCATGGCTTTACACACAGGACAGCGAGCAAGAGGTTTTCATGAATCCGAAAAGCTGGATGAAATCAAACCCGACAATCGGAATCGTTAAACCGCACGCATATTTGGAGATACAAGTCGACCTTGCAAAAAAGAGCAAGGCGGACAGAATCTTCGTTCTGTCAAAGGACTTTAACTTCAAGCAAAACTCCGTTGAAAGCTGGCTAAACCTCGAGGACTACGCATACGACGCAAAATATGACCTTGAAGACCTGCGCGGATGCTATTGCCTCGGACACGTCGATCTTGCAGAAACAACAGACCTTTGTTGTGCAAAAGCACTCGTAATGAAACCGGGCGACAAAACAAAATACATTCACACAATGTATTTTATACCACAAAGCAAGCTGGATCCGGAGAACGACGATCACAACGCCGGAGCGAAGTACAAGGAATGGGCGCAGCAAGGATTTATCACAATATGCGACGGAAACGACATTGACCTGACTGTCGTTGCTGACTGGTTTTATCAGCTCGTAAAACTTCACGGCGTTACACTTTACAAATGCGGATATGACCAGCGCTTCGCGAAGGATTGGCTCGGCCGTATGGAGGAATACGGATGGTCGAAGCAATACGACGACGTCGTGATGATCTTGCAGAACGCGCAGACCTTAAACAACGCTTTGTTGCTTGTTGAAGCTGATCTAAAGGCAAAGCTAATAAATTACAACGAGAATCCTGTTGATCGCTGGTGCTTCTCAAATAGCTGCCTAAAGATGAACGACCTCAGACAGGCGCTATGCGTGAAGACAGAGAACGCAAAGAAGATCGACGGATCGGTGACGCTAATTTCACTTTACGAAATGTTCCGAAGGTATAGGAGCGAATACAAAAAAATCGTTGGAGGTGAACAGTAAAAAATGGGACTTTTTGACAAACTTTTTCACAGAACGCCCAAGGGTTCGAAATTCGCGCCTACACTCGACGGCTTCTTGCCGATCTACGGGCAGTATAGCACAAATATTTATGCTTTCGATTCCGTTCAGCAAGCTTTGAAGTGCATAGTTGACGAGATGAAAAAGCTAAACCCTTGTCACATTCGATATGTTGATTCGGATCCGAAGCCGATCAAAAACAGCACGATTCAGGCAGTATTGAGAAACCCGAATCCACTCATGACGACAAGCGAATTTTTAGAGAAAATCTGCTGGCTTTTGTTGCTCAATTACAACGTATTTATTATCCCGACATATTATGAATGGGTGGACGAAAAAACAGGAGCAGAGCGCAGATACTACGAGGCTTTATACCCGATCAAGCCGACGCAGGTGGATTTTATCGAAGACGCATCCGGAAAGCTTTTTGTAAAGTTTTATTTCTGGAACGGAGAGACAACGACAGTCGCTTACGATTCAGTCATCCACATTAAATACAATTACAGTGTGAATGAGTTCATGGGCGGCGATGAGATGGGACAGCCGAATCACAAAGCACTTTTAGACACGCTCGAGATCAACAGAGAACTCTTGCACGGTGTAGCAAAGGCAATGAAAGCGTCCTACGCTGTGAACGGCGTTGTGAAGTATAACACACTTCTCGACGATGGAAAGACTGAAGCAGCGCTCAGAGAGCTGGAAAGAAAACTCGCAAACAGCGAAAGCGGATTCCTTCCGATAGACCTGAAAGCGGAGTTTTTACCGCTCGAAAAGCATGCGAGTATTGTTGACGATTCAACGCTAAAATTTCTTGACGAGAAGATCCTTCGAAACTTCGGAGTCCCGCTTTGCATCTTAACCGGAGATTACACGAAAGAGCAATACGAGGCGTTCTATCAGAAGACGCTCGAGCCGCTGATCGTTGCTATCTCGCAGGCCTTCACGAAAAAGATGTTTACACAGAGGGAAAAGGCATTCGGTAATGAAATAAAGCTTTATCCGAAAGAGCTGATCTTCATGACCATGCAGCAAACTCTCGACATGATAGACATGCTATCGCCGACAGGTGCACTTTTTGAAAACGAAAAGCGCGTAGCGCTCGGACTTCAACCGCTGCCGGAATTAGAGGGCAAGAGGTACATGTCGCTTAACTGGATAGATGCAAATAATGCCAACGCCTACCAAGTCGGCAAAGTCGACGTAGTGGACGAGGTGAAAGAGGAGGTTTAGAAAATGCCGAACAAAGAACTCGAAAAGAGATCATATAATTTCGAAATACGCGCACAGGAAGAGGAGAACGGGACAGCAATCATCACCGGACGCCCGATTGTGTACGACTCAAAAACAGACCTCGGATGGTTTGACGAAGTGATCGAGAGAGGATCGCTTGATAGCGCAGACTTGACTGATGTCAGGTTCCTTGTGAATCATGATACTTCAAAGATTCCTCTTGCGAGAAGCCGGCGCAATAACGGCAATTCGACAATGCAGTTCTCAGTCGATCAGTTCGGCCTAAACATTGATTGGGTAAAACTGGACGTCGGAAACAACGCGGAAGCAAGGTCACTTTATAGCGCAGTCCAGCGTGGAGATATTACGGGGATGAGCTTTATGTTTTCAGTCGACGAGGAAAGATGGGAAGACATCGAAAGCGATCACCCGACCAGATACATCATAAAAATCGGTTCTGTCGTGGAAGTCAGCGCAGTAACATTTCCTGCGTATGAGGCCACTTCAATAAATGCGCGAAGCAAGGAGGCGCTGGAGAGCGCACGGTCTGCCGTGGACACTGCAAGACAGCAGAGGGCGAAGTCACTGGAGAGTGATTTGGAACTGGCGAAAGCCAAACTGCAATTTCAATCAAAACTCTAAAGGAGGAAAAAGAAATGAGAAAGAAAGTACTCGAGAAAAAGCTTGCAAGATTGCAGGCGAAGAAGGCTTCCCTCGCATCCAGAGCACAGGCATCGCAGGACGTGAACGAGGTTCGTTCCCTCACTGAACAGATGGAAGATGTGAACGCAGAGATCGAGGAGATAAAGGAAGAGCTGGACGCGATCGCAGAAGAAGAGCGCTCCGCAGCTTCTAAAACCGTAGGCACAAATGAACCCATACCGGCAAACGCTACTCTGATCGGTGGAGCAAATAAGAGCTTCAGCACCGAAGAGAGAGACGATGATAAGCTGTCAAGCCTTGAATACCGAAGCGCATTCATGGCTTATGTTCAGAAGGGCACTCCTATTCCTTCCGAGCTGCGTGCAGGCAATGCAATCAGCACCGACGACACCGGAGCAGCAATCCCTGTGACGATCATGAACGAAGTGATCAATACAGTCCGCGAGAGATACGGCAATCTGTATAGTAAGGTTCGCAAGACGAATGTACCCGGCGGCGTTAAGATCCCCATCGGATCCCTGAAAGCAACCTTTAAGTGGATCAGCGAAAGCACTGTAACGCCTCGCCAGAAGACAGATCCCCTCGGATCCATCACTTTCGGCTACAACGTGGCAGAAATCCGCGTTGCGCAGACGTTCCTCTCTCAGCTGCTTACACTGTCCGCATTCGAGGCAGAGCTGACAAAGATCATCGCTATCGCTTATTTGCAGGCAATGGACAATGGTATCGTGAACGGCACTGGCGACGGATCCATGCTCGGCATCCTTAACGATCCTAGAGTAACCAAGACCGTAACCATGAAGGCAGCAGATATGAACGACTGGACAAAGTGGCGTAAGAATTTCTTTGCGACCCTGCCTCTTGGCTATCGTTCCGGAGAATTTATCTTCCCGGTATCTACCGTTGACACCTACCTCGAGACAATTGCAGACAACAACAATAATCCTATATTCAATCAGGCGACAGGCCTTGTTGTAAACAGTGGCGACGCAATGAACCCGAATGGACGTTTCTTTGGTCGTGACATTGCGCTGGTTGAGCCGGATATCATTGCAGACTTCGACACCGCAAGCCCTGGCGACGTTGTTGGTATTTACTGGCAGCCGGAAGAGTATGCAATCAACGAGAACTTCGCGTTCACGATGAGACGCTACTTCGACGAGGAGACGAACGAGTGGGTCGACAAGGCGCTCGTTGTAGTTGACGGCAAAGTCCTCAACCCGAACGGCATTGTAAAGATCCTCAAAGGCGCGAACTAATAAATGGAGGTGCTAAAAATGACGAATGTTGAAGCACTGAAAAAATTGTATGTTGCTTATGGTGGAAACGCTGCCGACGTAGCAAACGCAACCACCTCAGCAGAAGTGATCGCAGACCTTGCCGGATTTGTTGGGATTCATGACGTAAATGTGCAGGCAGAAAAAGGATCTGCTACATTGTTCGACGTGAAAGTAAGCAACATGCAGACCGGAGTTGTTGTCGCTGATGGCGCAATAACTGGTACGCTGAAGTTTATCGAAGGAGGAATTTCACCTTCTGGCCCGTTATCCGGTGACGGAAATTTCTTGGCACTCAAATTCGTTGATCCCAATGGAGCTGACAAAGTAGAAGTGGGCCTCGTTCCTACTGCTGGCACTGGCTTCGTTGAGCTCGATTCCGATATGAATGCAGTGTTCAAGATTGCTGGAGAAATTGGAGGAGTTCAGCAGGTTCTTAAGGTTATTACAACCGTTAATGAAGTTTCAAAAACACAGACTTTCGATCTCAGTGGCCTCGTGTTAGAAACTCAGGCATAAAAAAGTAGGAGGATAAAACAATGATCAACACCGATAGAATTGTACCCGTGACCGCGATCGACCTGATCAGCCTTTACGGCTTAATCATTAAGGCAGCAGGAACCACTCTGACCGCTGTCAACGCAAAGACCAGCGACGGGAAGTTTCAGATCGACAGCGCATCAAACGCACTGATCGCATCCGAACCCGTTCAGCATGTAAACATCGCGAGCGCTGTGACTTCTGCAACTATCTACTTTGTTCCGGGATATGACTACGCAGGATTTTCTCTGAACAATGTGGAAGTTGAGACAGCTGGAGCTGACGTTGTAGCAGATGGCAAGACCCTTTACACTGCTACGCTTGCAACCGGAACAGTCACCATTGCGAAGGTAGGCTTCTAAATCAAACAAAACATCCCCTCGCCTCTTAGAGCCGCATAAAGCGGATTCTAGGGGCGAAGGGCACGCGGAGGGAATGGACATGGCAGAAGTTGAAACGATGCTCAGTAAAGTAAAAAAAGCGCTTGGAATCGAGGGAGAATATCAGGACGCAACCATCACCGAATACATCGACGAGGTTGTGGACTTTCTCAAAGATTCAGGCGTCGCCGAGTCGAATATCACTTCGGGCATTGTATCAAGGGGCGTGTCTGATTTGTGGAGTTATGGAGCAAACAACGGCAAACTGTCAGAGTATTTCATGCAGAGAGCCGCACAGCTGTCCTATAAATCCTAAAAGGAGGCGCTGGCGATGGCAAATTTCAAAGTGGGAATGCAGAGCTTTCGCCCTGCGATCCCGTACACAACCGCGATAGAATTACTCATTCCGGAATATACGACAGTTAAAGGAGTACCGACGAAGGTATATCCCGAAAATGGCGTCCGGATGAACTGCAGTTTCAAAACATACCTTGGAACAGAGACCGTGACAAACGACCTCTTCACAGTGCTAGACACAGCCACGATTGAGACATGGTACCGACCAGACTTCAAGTCTGATTGCCGGATCAAGGTTCTCGAAACCGGGCGAATCTACGAAATCCTCGGAAGTCCCGAGGACATCTTCATGAGACACCAGTTCATTAAATGCAAGGTGCAGGCAGTGGAAGGCGGTGCGTGATCTTTGGCAAAAAGGAGAAACACGCTAAACCTAGAGACAAAAGGATTTGAGGAGCTTGTAACAAAGCTTGAAGGACTGAATGGAGATGTGAAGAAAGTCGTTACTGATGCACTAGAGCAAGCGGCGGAAACGATCGAAGAGGACACAAGAGAGGCAATGTCTGCGAAGTATTTACCAGCAAAAGGCATTTACTCGCAAGGTGACACAAAAGAGAGTATCGTCGAGCCTGATGTATCTTGGAGCGGTACAAAAGCCGAAGTCGGCGTCGGATTTGATTATTCCGAAAAAGGAGCCGGGGGATTCCTGATCTCAGGAACGCCTCGGATGCAGCCGGACACGGCGCTCGAAAAAATTTACGTTCGGAAAAAATACATGAAGCAGATCCAGCAAGACATGATGGACGTCGTGCAGGATGCTATCGACAGAAAACTCGGAGGAAGGTGACGGCATGGAAGACGTTTTAATTGCACTTTTAGAAACGCTAAAATATCCGGTAATCAGACAGGGATCTCTTGCACCTGATCAAGCATACCCGGACACCTTTTTCACCTTCTGGAACTCGGACGAAGTGAGCGAGAGTTTTTACGACAACCAAGAGGCAAGCGCTTCGTTTCAATTCGACGTGAATGTGTACTCAACAGACCCGTCAAAGGCTTACTCGTTGCTGGATGATGCGCGATCACTGCTCCGGTCGAATGGCTGGACGATCACGGACAGAGGCTACGACGTAGCAAGCGACGAGATCACACATATCGGGCGAGGTATGGAAATATTATATCTTGCAATGCAAACAATAAATTAAACAGGAGGAAAAAACAATGTCTGACACTTCACAGCAGATTTTTGAATTTCGCGGAGTAGACAACTTCTACTTTGCAGAAGTTTTGAAGGATGATTCAACAGGCTATGTTTGCGGAACGCCCACTCACATTCCTGTGCAGGAAGTCGGGAAGAGTGTTGACGCAGCGAGCGAAGCTCACTACTACGACAACAAAGCAATGATCGTTGTAAACAGCGAATCCGCTGACACGATCACTCTGATTCTGGCGCCGCCTGCACTTGATAAGCTGGCAGCACTGACCGGAAAGAGCTTCGATGCTACTACCGGAATGATGGTTGACAGTCCCCGTCAGAATAAGTATTACGCGATCATGTACCGCACGAAGGGAACGGACGGCGGTTACAGATACGTTTCCAGGCTGAAAGGCCAGTTCAATATTCCGGACGAGACCAGCCACACGGAAGACGACGGAACCGACACCAACAACACCACAATCGAATTCACTGGTATTTATACCGAGCACGAATTCAACAAGGGTATTTATAACGGATCCAGCTGGGAGAAGGCTGGCGTCAAGGGAATTGTAGTAGATGCACGTTATGGCCTCGCAAGCGTTACGAATTTCTTTGCGCAGGTGCAGACACCCGATTCCATCAGCGCGTCCGGGGTTGTAAATGTGACCGGAGTAGTGCTGACGCCTTCAACTGTAAGCCTTGCACCTTCCGAAACGGCTGAACTTGTTGCGACTGTAAGTCCTGCAAGCGCTACCGATAAGGCTGTGACGTTCACTTCCAGCGACGACAATGTGGCGACTGTTTCCTCGGCTGGCGTAGTGAGCGCAGAGGGCACGGGTTCCGCAATTATCACAGTGACCACACACGACGGCGATTTCACCGATATTTGTGCGGTAACTGTCGCAGAATAAGCACCCCCATTTTTACACTTTCTCTATACTCATTCCATGAGCGGCGGCGGCAAATCGTCGCCGCTTTAATAAATTACACGGAGGACAACAAAATGATAACATTAAACATTTATTCGGCTGACGACAAAACAAAGATTGAAAAGACGTACAAGGCGGAGAGCTATGATCTTATGCTCGGAACTGTCGAGGACTTCATGGGGATAATTGACCTTGATAAGATGGGTAATTCTGCAGAGGTTGCAAAAATGGTCGTGAAGGGATACGGCAAGATCAAGCCTTTACTCCGCGATGTGTTCCCGGGAATTACAAACGAGGAACTCGACCGCGTGAAAGTCTCGGAGCTTATAAAGACTGTCATGCAGATCGGACTTTCCATCGCTGACAGTATCAAGGAATTATCGTCGGGAAACCTGACGAGGGCGTGATCGACGACGACACGCCCATTCAAGACGTAATTTTTGAAATGGAAATAAACCTCTGCGAAAAGTTTACCTCACTAACGCCTTTTTCTGTCCGCAGAGAAAAAGCGCGAGAGGTCTTTGCAGTGGTTCGAAAATATGCACTACTCTCAAAGAAAAAGGACAAGAAGAGCAAGCAAAAGAAATCGAAGATCATTCGAAGACCTGCCCGAGACACATGGTTCTAAAAATGGGAAGGAGGGCAAAAGATGGCACAGAAGAACGAGACCACGACAAAATTCAAAGTCGATATAGCTGATCTTAAAAAAGGCATTCAGGAAGCGTGCAGACAGATCAAGCTTGCAAATGCCGAATTTAAGGCCGCCGCTTCTGGGATGGATGATTGGTCAAAAAGCGCCGACGGAATATCGAAAAAGATTGAACAGCTGCAGACAGTTTTGGACGCACAAAAAACGATTCTGTCAAACTACGAACAGCAGTTAGAACTCATCAAATCACAGTACGGCGAGAACTCGAGAGAAGCAGACGAGATGCGGATTCGGATTGCGAATCAGCAGGCAGTCATAAACGACACAGAGCGGTCAATTCGGAATTATACAACGCAGCTCAACAATCTGCAGAGAGAACAAGAAGCAAGCGCAAGAGCGGCAGCAGAGCAGGAAAACGCATACGACAAACTGCAAAAAGAGATGCAGGACCAGCAGACAGAGCTCGACCGCTTAAAAAGCGAATATGCTTCCGTCGTCCTGGAACAAGGAAAGGAAAGCGACGAAGCAAAGCGCCTCGCCGGCGAGATTGACACACTGTCCGGAGAACTTCGGGACAACCAGCAGGCACTAAAAGCGGCAGAGGATGCAGCGGACGATCTCGACAACACGCTCGAGGACATGGACCCAGAAGAGACCGCCGGAGGCTTTACCGTCTTAAAAGGTGCACTCGCTGACCTTGTAGCGCAGGGAATCTCGAAATGTATTGAAGCTGTGAAGGACTTCGGAAAAGCGATCATAGAAGTCGGAAAGAGTTTTGACACCGAAATGTCAAAGGTTCAGGCGATCAGCGGAGCCACAGCCGAGGAAATGGAGACCCTTCGAGCAAAAGCGAAGGAGATGGGCGAAAGCACGAAATACACAGCGACGGAAGCTGGAGAGGCTTTCGAGTACATGGCAATGGCAGGATGGAAGACCGAGCAAATGATCTCTGGTATTGACGGAATCCTCAATCTTGCAACGGCATCCGGCGAAGACCTCGGAACGACTTCGGACATTGTGACAGACGCTTTGACCGCTTTTGGACTATCGGCCTCAGATGCCGGAAGATTTGCGGACGTACTCGCGGCGGCATCCTCAAACGCAAACACAAACGTCTCAATGATGGGCGCGTCTTTTAAGTATGTGGCGCCTGTGGCTGGTTCACTTGGCTATTCGATCGAAGACACAGCAATCGCCCTCGGCCTGATGGCAAACGCAGGAATCAAGGCGGATATGGCAGGAACTTCGCTCCGCAACCTTTTTCAGCGTATGGCAAAGCCTACGGACGAATCAGAGGCAGCAATGCAACGCCTAGGGCTTGCACTTTACGACGACACGGGGCGGATGTATTCTTTGCAGGAAATCATGGATCAGCTTCGCGAAGGCTTTGTCTCGATCAATATGCCCCTCGAAGACTATAACGCGGCACTTGACGAACTGGACGCGGCGCTGGCGGAAGGAAGCATCAAACAAGGCGAGTACGAAAAGTCACTCGAAGAGTTAAATCTTCAAGCATTCGGCGCGGAAGGCGCGGAGAAAGCAAGAGCGGCGGCAATGCTCGGCGGTGCCCGTGCAATGTCCGGTCTTCTTGCAATCGCAAACGCATCCGAGGAAGACTACAACAAACTGACAGACGCAATCTACGGAAGCGCCGGAGCTGCACAAGAAATGGCGGATATCATGATGGACAACCTGGAGGGCGACATGACCAAATTTCAGTCGCGCCTTCAGGGAATCCAGCTGGAACTCTATGAAAAGATGGAACCGGCACTCAGAGAGGGAGCGAAAGCGCTCGGCGTATTCCTTGACGCCCTGCAGTGGCTTGTAGATCACGGAACGGAAGTCGTGACCGTGCTCGGATCCATCGCGGCAGGCGTTGCCGCTTATATCGCCTACACAACCGCGCTAAAAGTAATGGAGCTCGGCTGGGTTGGAATCACTGCCGCCCTCAAAGCATCAGCGGCCGCACAATGGCTCATGAATGCCGCAATGGCTGCAAACCCGATCGGACTTGTTATCGCGGCGATAACTGCCCTTGTGGCGGCTTTTGTGATCCTGTGGAACAAGTCGGAGAAATTCAGACAGTTTTGGATTGATTTGTGGGAAGCTTTGAAAGAACTTTGCGGCGACGCATGGGAAGCAATCAAAGAATTCTTTGTCGGAGCATGGGAAGCTTTACAAAAGGCGTGGAGCGGTATCACAAGCTTTTTCAGCGGATTGTGGGAAGGTATAAAAGATATATGGAGTGGTCTGACTTCCTTCTTTGTCGGATTGTATGAGAAGATCAAAGCAATCTTTATCAATGCGGCGAAGTGGGTAGATGAGACGATATTCCAGCCAATCAAAACACTGTTCCAACCCGTGATCGACTTTTTCACGACCGCATGGAATATCATTGGAGAGCTTGCTGTCGGATGCTGGAACGTAATAACTGCGGCATGGGGAGCCGTCGGCGGATGGTTTTCCGAAAAGCTCGAAGCGGTTAAAGGCTTTTTCTCTTCCGCATGGGATAATATAAAGACAAAAGCTTCGGACGCATGGAGTAAAACAAAAGAGAATTGGAGCACTGCAGCGTCATGGTTTGATGAACACGTCGCCGGGCCTGTGAAAGACAAACTTTCGACCGCGTGGGAGAAGGTAAAGGAAGATCAAAAAGAATCATGGGAGAAGACAAAAGAAACATGGAGCGTTGTTTCTGACTGGTTCGGCGAACATGTGGCAAGTCCGATCAAAGAGAAGTTTTCCGACGCATGGGCGAAGACGAAAGAAGGTGCGTCGAGTGCCTGGGATACTGTAAAGACTACCTTTGCACCTATGGCGAATTGGTTCAAGGATAAGTTTTCTGAAGCCTGGAACAATGTAAAGAACGTCTTCTCGACCGGTGGCAAGATCTTCGACGGAATCAAGGACGGCATCGTGAACGCATTCAAGAGCGTCGTGAATGGCATTATCCGCGCAATCAATAAGATCATTGCTGTGCCGTTCAACGCGATCAATAACACGCTGGAGAATCTCAGAAATGCAGAGATCCTCGGGACAAAGCCGTTTGAGGGCCTTGTGTCACGCTTTGACATTCCTCAAATACCTGAACTTGCGACGGGCGGTGTGCTTCGAAAAGGACAAGTCGGACTTCTCGAAGGTGACGGAGCCGAGGCTGTCGTACCTCTTGACCAAAACAAAAAATGGATCGCGGCAACGGCAAACGCACTCAGGCAGGCGCTCACAAAAGAGGGTATCATCGGACAGGCGGCAGCAGGAACGAAAACAAATGTTTACAACTATGAATTTGTGCAGAATAACAGTAGTCCGAAGGCGCTTTCGAGGCTGGATATTTACCGGAACACACAGGCACAGATCGAACTTGCGAAAGGAGTGTTATAAAATATGCTCGAAATAATCGCAGAGAGAGCGGACGGGACAAAGCTTCCGCTTTCTCATTCAGTAAATTACATCGTGACTTCGGTGACTGGCATTTTGCCAGCACCAGCCACGGTCAACACAAGCACGTCGGCCACGATGGACGGCGCGGTCTTCAATTCTGCCCGTGTGAATGACAGAAACATCGTGATCACACTTTTGCCAGTCGGAAACGTTGAGAATGCACGCATAGGTCTATATGGCTTTTTCAAGCCTAAACAATCCGTCAAGCTATACTTAAACACAGCAAGTAGGCAGTTCACAATCGAGGGATATGTCGACAAGCTGGACGGCGATGTTTATGCACAAAAAGAAGTTATCCAAATTAGCATAATCTGTCCAGATCCATATTTTAAGCAAGACACTACGCAAGCAACGGTTTATCAAACAAAGCAAGCGTCTTTCTGGAATCGTGGAGACATTCCGATCGGATTTATTGCAAGGGCACAATTTACCGCAGAAGAAGGAAAAACAAGCTTTTCATTGATCCAATATGATCCCGATTCAGGGGACACCATCGGCGAATTTTATGTAGATTACAATTTTTTACAAGGCGACGAGCTGATCCTGAACACGAATCAAGGTCAAAAAGGTGTGTGGCTGCTTCGCGGAAATGTAAAGACAAGTATCTTGAATTATATGGACTTACACTCGAAATGGTTCCAGATTCCCGTCGGGCACTGCAACATTGACTTCAACGAGTGGGAATCCGGAAAGACAGAGCTCACGATATTTACGGACGAATTATACGAGGGGGTGTAAATCATGATGGAGTTTTACCTTCTCGACGCATCGCTGAACATTATCACGATAATAGACAATTACAAATCCGCTATCTGGACAAGCAGGTACTTCAAGCCGGGAGACTTTGAACTTTATATCCCGGCAAATGCTGAACTTTTGCAGACCATAGAGCGCGGACAGATTATCGTCAGAACTGACAACGTGACAGCCGGAGCTTTTATCGAATCCATAAAGGTCGATACGGATGCAGAGGACGGGAACTACATAACGATCAAGGGAAAGAGCCTCGCCAGCATCCTAGCCCGTCGTATTGTTTGGACACAGACAACATACAACGGAGATTTTGAGAAGACCGTCCGATGTCTCGTTGCTGACAACATGATCGAACCGGACGACGCAGACCGCACAATTTCGGTCGTAGGCCTTGCGGATCCGATCGGATATTCCGAACTAATCAAAGTACAATTCACAGGCGACACCGTGGAAAAAGCCGTTCAAAGCCTTTTGGAGCCGAGAAAACTTGGTTATGACGTATTTGTTGATATTGAGCATAAAAAACTTAACTTCGGCATTCTGCAAGGCGTGGACAGGTCTTACAATCAGCAGGCGAACCCGTGGATCATCTTCTCGCCGGAATATGACAATCTGATCTCTACCAGCTATTCGAACGACGATTCGAAGTATTCGAACGTCGCGCAGGTTGCCGGAGAAGGTCAGGGCATAGGAAGGAAAAAGACTGTTGTCGGATCGGCGGAAGGTCTGTCCAGGTATGAGCTTTTTGTGGATGCTCGAAATCAGAGCACAAACAGCGGAGAGATCGACGAGACAACATACCTCGCAAATCTTGCAACGAAGGGCGCCGAGAAGCTTGCAGAGCGAGTAACGGTCGAAAAAATCTCGTCAAACGTGGCGCCGAATATCGGCCACAAATTCGGCGAGGATTATTTCCTCGGAGACGTCGTGGAAGTGATCAACGAGTACGGCCTGCAAATGACGCCGCGCGTCACAGAGGTCACAGAATGCCAGGACGACACAGGATACACTTGCATCCCTAAATTTGCGGCAGATTGACAAAAACAAATTTTCGTCTTATAATATTATACGTCGAGGGTATTTGCTTTTTTAGTGGGTTGTCCTTTGTGTTCAACGAGAGAGAGCGCTCAGTCTATGCTGGGCGCTTTTTCGTTGCCTAAAATAAAAAACCACCGAAAAAGTGGAAAAAGTTATTGACAAACCACCGAAATAGTGGTATTATATAATCAGAACAAGGGAACACAAACAAAGGAGGGCGACGAAATGAAGAATACAAAATACGGGCAGGTTTTCACAAAGGAAGAAAAGAGACTGGATCTCATAAAGGGAATCAGAAAATACTTACAGATCGGAATGTATGACAGAGTAACACTTGCGGAAAAGGAACTGATGACCGAATACGGAATGACAGCAGCAGAGATTGAAGAAGCGATTTACGCATAGAAAAAAAACCGAGGGGCGGCGGATCCGCCCCGGAAAGGACAACCAAATGACGAAGAACGATTTTTTGAACAACATGAACGAGTATATCGACACACTGGCAGGAACGGAGCTCAAAGGCGAAGAACTTGCGGCATGGATCCAGAAGGAAAGCAAAGATTTCGGCGAGAATCTGACAGAGCAGGAGATCAGATGGATCGTTGAAGAAGTAGAAAGGAGGGCATAATATGACCGCAAAACAAATCAGAGAACAGGCCGGAATAAAAAGAGTTGATTTCGCCAAATACTACAACATACCGCTCCGCACCATGGAGAACTGGGAGAGCGGAACGACAGAGGCGCCTGCCTATGTGCTGGACCTCTTAGAGCGAGCTGTGAGAGAGGATTTCAAGAAGCCGAACATATTTCGCGTGTATAGCATAGCAGAACATGACGAGTTTGAAATGTTCAAGACCAAAAGCCGCCGACAGGCAATCGAATTTGCAAGAGTGGAAGCACAGAGGACAAAGCAGACAGTCGAGATCCGCTTGCATGTCTGTGACATAGACGACGAAGACTGCACATGCTTTGATTATGACACAATAGATTTTTAAGCATTTACAAAAAGAGCCGCTCGTGGTACAATGTGACCATCAGGCGGCTCTCATAACGACCAAAACGATGAAGCCGTGGAAAAATGTGGGATGGTTCGGATACAAGCCCGACTCCTCCAGCAAACGGGCCGTATCCGAACCAAAGGATACAGTCCGTTTTTGTTTGCTTTTTTCGGATATGTGATAGAATATGACGGCGCGATCGGGCAGCAGCTCCACGCGAGCAACGAAGGTCTCCAGGAGCCGCTTCTTGAAGTCATCGTCCGAGAGGTCGCCATTTCTAAAACTGTGGAGCCACAGGGAGATGTCTTCCCGGGAAAGTCTCGGGCGGCACACCTGGGCTTTTTTCAATTCCAGGGAAAGCTCCGCCTCTTCCTCCTCGAGTTTGGCCAAACGGGTGGCCAGTCCGCGAGCGCCGGTCTCTTCGATCGCGTGGAGTATGTTCGCCTGCTTTTTTCTGCAGGAGTCCAGGGCGGACTGGATGACCTTCACGGGATCATCGGCAAGATCACGATCCTGGACACGAAGAATCTCGTCGGTGAGCATGGAGATGGTATCTTCCGTCAGCATATCATCAACGGTGGCCTTCAGGACAAGCTCCTCCATCCATTCCTTTTTCACGGGAGCGAGGTCACACTCGGCATTTCTCTTTTTGGCCGGGCATTTATAATAATAATAGACGCGGGAGCGGCCTTTTCCGGATTCCCCCGTCAGCATTCGGCCACATTTTCCACAGTAGATCTTGCAGGACAGGAGATAGTCAACATCCGCCTTGCCTGCGGCATTCTTTTGAGGACCACCGGGAAAACGGTCGGCACAGAGCAGGAAGGTCTCCTCGTCGATCAGGGGCTCCGCACGAAGCTCCACGCCTGACACATCGAAGATCCCGAGATACCTTTTGTTTCGCAGCATGGCGCCGACGGTACTTTTCGACATGTCCGTCCCACGCTGGCCCTTGACCCTTTTGTCCTGCAGGTACCAGACGCAGTCTTTGATCTGGGATCCTGCAGCATACATCCGGAAGACTTCGCGAACATGAGGCGCAGTCGCGGGATCTGGGACGATGTGACGCTCGGAGTCCACCATGTATCCGATCGGGAGGGATCCTCCGCAGAAAAGCCCCTTTTTCAGCGTCTCCCTGCGTCCACGAATGACCTTCTGGCGAAGATCGGCAGAATAATATTCTGCGATCCCCTCCAGGACACTCTCCAGGATGATGCCTTCAGGACCCTCCGGCACGGACTCCTCCGCATACATGAGCTTGACGCCTGCCTTTTTGAGCTGCATCTTTGAGACGGCAATGTCCTGACGGTCACGGCCAAAGCGATCGATCTTCCAGACGATCACGCAGTCAAACCTGTGGAGCTGTGCGTCCTGAAGCATGCGCTGGAACTCATACCGGCCCACCACGCTCTTTCCGGAGATGTGCCGATCCGCATATACCTCAATCACATCGATGCCGTTTCTCTGGGCGAAGGCCATGCAGTCGTTGACCTGGCCCTCAATGGACTGATCCGTCTGTTTCGGCCCTTCTGAATATCTTGCGTAAATCACTCCGATCATAATTTCCTCCGCGTAGCACAATGTGGGTACAATGTCCCACTTTTGAAATGAAATGCACATTTGGGATGAAAAATGTACAACTCATCCCGAAAAATGCCCGTTTTTCTTGAAATGCGTCATCAAATCGTACTTATTCGTTATCAATCCCACTTATTCGGCATTATTCCACAATGGGATAAATTGCACCAGTGCAACTATTCTCGAAGGCTTGGAAGGATCCAGAGATCAATCGCTCGTTCCTGTAGTTGAGTCCACACTATGGATCCGGATTTTATACCATCTATAGATGCTTTATCAAGCGTAAAACTAATTACTTTCGATTCACCGACATTCGTATCGGCGACAGCCCAGTACTGGAGCTCTGTGCAGGTATCAAATCCGTGATTCTGAATCAAATCATCTACATTGGAAAAATTCTGATCAATGGTCATTTTGTTAGTGAGATTAGACTGAATTTTGGCCTTTACGACAACAACGGTGCCATTCTGGGTAACACTCAGCAAATCTCCAGTACGAAGTTTCAAGTCACCAGTTTCTATAGTGCCATATTTCTCGGATGAAAAATCCATCTTAATAGGTTCTTTCTTGGCACCACAGGATGAGAAAACAATACAACACACGAATACAAGAAAGGCAGCGACAACTTTGATTTTCTTCATAAAAATCCCTCACTTTCTGAAATTATAAATTATTAGGTTTCCTACGCATTTTTTTCTTTTCTTTCCTCGGGAGAAATGCCGAGCAGTGTGCAAACGGCCTCTTTCATTTGGGACTTTCTGTATGCAATAACGAGCTCTTTTTCAAAAGGGGAAAGGTCAAAACAGTCAGACTTAACAGGAAGAGCTTTCCCATTCAATCTTTCCAAAGAAACGCCGAGACCATCTGAAAGTTTGAAAGCAACCTCCAGAGCGACATTTTGCTGTTTACGAGATATGATAGATCGAACAGTCGAATCCGTGAGGCCACAAAGACGAGCAGTATCAGCGACAGTCAATCCTTTTTCGTTCATGATTTCTTGAAGTATCATATAAAAATTCATGTCACCACCTCCTTGTGATTTCAATCATAGCATACAAAATCACGCATTGCAAGAAAAATACTAAAAAACCACTTGACAAATCACGCAATGCAAGGTATTGTAAAATCAGAAATCACGCAATGCACGATTTTGAGGAGGTGAAAAAAGGATGAGACCGAGTAACATTGCATACCCGAATCTTCGGGCTGAAATGGGAAGAAAGAATCTAGGAATCGTCGAGATGGCCACGGAGCTGAAATACAACAGGGATACGCTGGCAAGGAAGCTCTCAAAGAAATCGCAAATTGATCTCGCCGAGGCCTTCGACATTCAAGAGAAGTTTTTCCCGGAGTACGATTTGAGATATTTGTTTGCGTTGGAAAGGAGCGAGTAAGCCTATGAAATCACCATGGAGAGTCACGATGCAGTACATCTGCGGAAAACCACAATATGCCGTATATCGCCTTCGCGATGTGAGCAAGGTCGATCATTCCGGGAACCGGGAAAGCGGATCCACCTACATGGACAGCAAGGAAGAAGCGGAGCGGATTGCGGCGGAGCTGAACGCAAAGGAGGCAGGAGGAAGGGAGCGAAGCCATGACGGATCCGAGAATGACAACGCTGGCCTGGTCGGCGTATAAGGCAATCATGAAATGGAAATTTGAAGACGAAGGAGGACAAGGGGATGAAGGAAAAGATCTGGACGATGATCGGAGGGATCGGGATGATCTCGTTGCTTGCAGGTGCGTCGGCGATGGACAGTGAGATCCTGCTCATCCCCGTGGCGATGGTAGTCACGGGCCTGGTGCTCTGCGTGATGTCCGCAAGGAAGCTAGAGGCAGGGGAGGCATAAAAAGAAATAGGACTGCGGAATGCGGGACCTGTTCTTTTTTGCGCCATTTTTACGGAAAGGAGGGAGAAAGAGGTGCTATCAGAGGCGAAGATGATACAAAAGCTCGAGGAGTACGGAGTACGATTTCGGGCAGCAGTCGACAGAAAGGACTGGGGCGTCGCTCACAATCTTTATAACATCGCCCACGAGGTCGCGGTGTTCGCGGAACTGGACGATACGGTCCTGAAGAAGCTGTTTGGCGACTGGGACAGCGATGACGGCACGGACACGAAGACGGCTCTGGACAACGGGATTTTCACTCGCGCGGAAGTGGCGGAGGTAAATCTGCAGTGCTGCATTAAGAGAAACATGGCCTACGAGGACATGGAGTGTCACAGGCTGGGAAAGCCGGTCATGTACTACGGCGATGTGGACTATTGTGCCAGATGCAGGGACAAAAAAAGAGCCGCTCGGCGATGGAGCGACTCGATGCTCGGATGACGAAGGGCGTCATCGTGGCAAATTTATTCTGCAAATAGATTATACCACGGCGACACCTCAAAAAGCAAGAAAAATCCAAAATGAGAGGGGCTTTTTAAAGCCTTGATTAGGATATTAAACTTAGGAACAACCTGACGGAATGGAGGTGTCATTTTTTGTATGAGAAAGTGACCTGTAGGATCAGGGACAAGATCGAGGTTTCAAAACACTACTCTGGGAGGTACGGAGCTCCGGGGATGGCGAGGGAGGAGAAAAAGAAACCCACGCCGGAGGAGATGGCCAAGCAGAATCATTGGCGGAGATGCCGGGACCTTAGGAGACTCCTGGAATTGAATTTTGAGAAAGGTGACTGGCATGTCACGCTGACCTGCGAAAAAGACAAGAGGCCGGCGAAGGAGGATGCCAAGAAGGTGATCCGGGACTTCCTCGGGAAGCTTCGGAGGGAATACAAGAAAAGAGGGTGGGATCTGAAATGGGTGGTGACCTGCGAGACAGGAGAGAGGGGAGCCGTCCACTGGCACATGATCGTGAACGCGGTCAGCGATGGCGTCACGGACACACACAAGCTGATCCAGAACCTGTGGCAGAGAGGCAGACCCTATTTTTCACCCCTGGATGATCCGGACGATTTTTCGAAGCTGGCCGACTACTTGGTCAAGGAGGCAGCGAAGAAGATCGAGAAGGGAGAGACGGACGAGAGAATGTCCTACTCTCGGAGCAGAAACCTGATCAAGCCAAAGGAGAGGAGGGAGAAGGTCAGGGCGACGGGGTGGAGGAAGGAGCCGAAGATCCCAGAGGGCTGGGAGCTGATACCGGGATCCCTGGAGAATGGAACGAACAAATACACCGGACTGCCGTATCAGCGGTATGTGATCCGGAGGAAGGAGGAGGCCGATGGACGAGGTCAACCTGTACGCGGTCGCAAGCCTAAAGGGGCCGCGCCGCCAGACGGGAGCCTGCATGTATCTCCTGGCCATGGAGACGAGCAAGGGCACGCAGACGCGGAGCAGAACGGTGACACTTGAGGAGACGACGGAGAACCAGGTCACGCTCGCGGCGATTGACGAGGCCCTGGGAAGGATCACGAGGCCGGTGCGGCTGATCCTCTGGCTGGAGTGCAAATACGTGGGCGGAGCAATCGCGAACGAGTGGCCGCAGGCCTGGGAAAAGACGGGCTGGATGACGAGCAAGGGCAGGCCCGTCGCGGATGCCGAAAAATGGCAGTCCGTACTTGGCAAAATAAGGCTTCACGAAGTTTCTGTGAAGATCGGGGAGCATCATGAATACAAGAACTGGATGCTTCGGGAATTAGAAAAAGAGGCGAGTTGCACCGGTGCAACAGGAAGGAAACCAAAATGAAAATACAGTCTAAGTATCAATGCATTTGCTGCGGAGGTCACATTGATCCGGAAACGATGCAATGCAAATATTGCGGAGTGCAGTATGAGATTGAGAATGATTGGTTGAGACCGATACGGATTGAAACATTTCAAATGCCAATCAGGACATTTAAAACGCGACAGATTATAGCAGAAGAAGAAGTAAGATATCTGGGAATGGAAAAGGCTTCTCAAATAGCCATTGAATCCATGGCAAGACAGTTGGCGGATGCTATTGCACCAATGATGAAGATTGAGATGGACTACAATCACTTTATGCAAACCAATGAGATAACAGGAACAGTCAAGGTTGTTGAGCCACACAAATGGGAGGAATAAAAGAATGTTTGACAAATTTGGAGAATTTGACTCATGCGATGAGATTAACAGAGCTGCAGAGGCACAGCTCAAAGAGGGAGACATTGAGGCGCTAAAGGAGCTGGCCATCGAGAACGGGTTTGATCCGATGGATGCCGAGGACTACTTCTGCGGAGCGCTGGATTCCTTCTGCGGTATCAAGGATACGGCACTTGGAAAGCTGAAGATCGAGAAGGAAGAGATGAAGCTGGAAAGGGAGTTCATCCTGCTGGAAGAGGAACTGGAGAAGGAGTGCATGGAGAACGCGGATCTGGCAGCAGGCGTAAGAAGAAAAGGAAAGCGCCTTGCAGAGTATCTGGCCAAGGTGATCGACAAGGGATACGAGCAGGCAGTGACTCCTCCGAAAGCGATCCTCCAGTATGTCAAGGCTGTGCCGTCGCGGTACAGGGATCACATGAAGACCGGCATGCCGGACAAAGCCACGCGCAAAGAGATCATGCGGACCTATTACTGCGGGGAGGTGACGGAATGATCGCCTATAAGGGCTTCACGCCGGAGCTGACAAGCAGGCTCGGCAACGGCAAAAAGGAGACCTGCACCTTTAAACCGGGATGCACCATGACGGAAAAAGAGAGCAAGACGGTCAGATCAGGATACCATTGCTGCGAGAACCCGGCAGAATGTCTGGCATATTATGCCTGGGACGGGAAAAACAAGTTTTGGATGGTCAAGGCAGAGGGAGACATTGACGAGGACGAGCATGAGCGGATCGCCTGCACAAAGATCACGCTCCTGGAAGAACTGACGCCGGCCAAATTTGCGGCCCACTGTATGTGGTATATCGCAGAGCATCCTCAGAGGGCAGGCTGGCAACAGAATCACCACGGAGTACAGATTGCTGAAGACTCCGCAGAAGCAACGGCGGAAGGCCACATTGCCATCGCAAGAGGAGAGCATCCGAGGGTAAAGGGCGTGGCCGGATCCGTGCTTGGACTTTTGGTGGAAAAGGACGGCAAGATCGTCATGGCCAAAGGCATCGGTCTGATGCAGCACCATACAAAGTATGCAGGCAAGTGGATCACCATAAACGAAAAAAAGGAGGTGGTTGTGGTTGAAAAAGAAAATGATTGAAAAGACGGCCCCGAATAAGCCGAGAGGAAGAGGCACATGGCAACAGACCATCCAGGAGATCGAGAATATCCTCGTGATCAATATATGGGAATGTGGAAAGCTCTATGCCAGACACTGTATCAACACCGAGACACACGATTTCGCGACATGGAAAAGCGGCCAATGGTATGGCACCAAGGTAGAACATGCCATTGGAATGGAGACATGGCAGTACGGGGACAACTACTGGCACGGTGAAAGCTACGACAAGACCAAAGAAGAGCGCTGGAACCCGTCACAGAAAGATGAAAAGAGGATCCTCGAATTGATCAACGTAAAAACCTGGCGAAAATTAGACTCGTTGGAAACCATTACGCAGGCGGAAGGTGACCGAATGAGGAACGAAAGGGCTGAAAAGGAACAGCGGCGGAAGGGAAGGGTGGAGAAAATGATGGACAAGGTACCCACACTCCCGAAAGACTGGAAAGAATGGATCGACAAGACGCTGTGCAACGGAGACGACTTTATGGTCAAGAACAAAGATACCAAGGACTGGCACTGCTCAGCTTGCGGCGGTACCATTAGGGACATCCCGGAAGAAAAAAAGGCAAAGGACAACGAAAAAATCCCGTGCCCGCTCTGCGGAAAGCTCGTCAGGATCCGGAAAAGGAAAAGAAGCGTGGAAATCCATGACAGGGCACACCTGATCCAGCCGATCGATGATGAGTACAGTGTGGCAAGATATTTTGAGATATCTGTGAACTTTGTCCCGCACCAGGGAAACCTCAAGGAGATCGACTGGGAGGAAGACGCGAGGCTGATCCTGACGAAGAGCCCGAAGGAAAAGCGGGCCTGCATCATCTACTCGCGGCAATGGGAAGGATTTGACTGCAAAAGCAATCCCGGCAATGTCCGGATCAGATCCTGCTATCTCTACGACGGGAACACGGATGAGATCCCGGAAGCTTTTAAGAACACCGAATATGAGCCATGGAGCCGTCTTTTTCCGCAATACGCCAAGGCACGACTGCATCTTGATTATAACTGTATGATGGTGGGATCCAGGGACGAGAGATATGTCTCACTCATGGAGATGCTCTTCCGGGGGAGGTATTGGACCTTATTGGCCACAGAATCTCAGAACATCAGCTTCTGGAGCTATGAATACTGTGGCAGCAGGCTAAACATCAACGGAGAGACCATCGAAGAGGTCTTCCAGATCAAGGATAAGCAAAAGATCAACCGGATCCGGGACAGGAATGGAGGAGAATCCATGCTCACATGGCTCCAATGGTCCGATGAGGAAGGAGAGAAGCTCTCCGACGATCAGCTGAAATGGCTGGAAAGAAGTAAGTTGTGGCCATACAATATGGCCCGGATCACCGAACACATGACCATGGCACAGGCTATCAACTACCTCAAAAGGCAGCAGGCGGAATCCTATCAAGGGAGGAGCATCGGCACCATTTTGGAGCAGTATTCGGATTACATGAACATGTGTATGAAGCTGAAAAAGCACTGCGATGACGAGATGGTCTATAAACCAAGAGAGTTAAAGAGACGGCATGACGAGGCTGCGGCAGAGATCGCGGCAAGGGAGGCAAAGATCCAGGCGGCGGAATACTCTAAGAAGTACAAAGAAGCCGAAAAGGTCCTGAAGAAGATCCGCAAGAAGTTTGAGTATGCCGGAGAAAGCTTCCTGATCGTGGTGCCGAGAAAGATTGTGGACATCGTGAAGGAAGGCAGGGCACTCCACCACTGCGCAGGAGCTACAGATCGATATTTTGACCGCATCAAACAAAACGAGACATATATTTGCTTCCTGCGGAAAAAAGAAGCCCCGGAATTGCCTTTTTACACGATTGAAGTGGAGCCCGGGGGAACGATCAGGCAGCACAGAGGCATGTTTGACGAGGAGCCGGAGATCGAGACCGTGAAGCCATTCCTGCAGGAGTGGCAAAAGGAGATCAAGAAGCGTATGAAGGAAGAGGATCACAAGCTGGCAGCAGTCTCGAAGAAAAAGCGTGAGGCAAACATCGAGGAGCTGAAGGCTAAGAAAAACACCAGAGTCCTTGAGGGACTCATGGAGGACTTTATGGAGGCAATGTGATGGGATGTAAATGCTGCAAAGACGAGGACATAGGCGACGAAGTGATACTGAAAAGCTCTGAAAGCCCATTTTTCCAAGATGGGAAGGCGTTTTTGGACATGGCGATTTGCAGGCCGGACAGATGGAAGGCGGAACTCCATGCATGGACCACAATCGCCGGCATTCAAAACGAGCCCGTTCTGGTGGCGGTGGCGCCGATCAATTACTGCCCCATGTGCGGAAGGAGGCTCTCTCTGGGAGCCGCAGAAAGGAGAAGAGATGGGTGAGATATTTGCATTTTTGATGGGAGTCATGTTCGGAGTTATATTGGGGTTTGTCTTTTCGACTCTGGTAATAGTGGAGGAAGACAGAGACAATGCGGGAGAGGAGGACAAGAACTGGTGGGAATGAGTATAGAGATCCAGGAAGACCACGAAGGAGAGCAGGAGCTGGTAAGAATTTCGACTGGCTCTATGAAGAGAAATGGAAATCAGTGTCTTATGCACCTGATGCCGGATGATGTTATCAAAGCCTCCGGAAAGCGGTACAGGGTCACAAGAAGGGAATTTGAAAGAAATATAAACGGTGAATGGATCATGACAATTATGGGAAGGGAGATCTGAAGGTGGAAGAAATTACAAGGTATCAATCATACGAAGAATACAAAAAGGAGCTTGACGGAGAGCTCCAGAAGACGGCGGAGGGATTCGTTCGGATCGGGTATCTTCTGAAGGTTGCCAGGGACACAAATGTACTTGCCAAGAGTGGATACAAGAGCGTGGCAGAATTTGCACACGCGGAATATAACCTCGACAAGACACAGGTGAGCCGCTTTATCTCGATCAATGACAAATTCTCCGAGGGCGGCAATTCGGACCGTCTTCTGCCCGAATTTCAGGGATATGGATACGCAAAACTGACGATCATGCTGCAGATCCCAACGGAGATCGCCGAGGAGCTGTCACCAAACCTTTCGAAGGCAGATATCCAGGCCATCAAGGAGGAGATCGACGAGGAGCGAAAGATTTCCGACATTGAGGTGGCGCTGGAAGCAAAGAGGTGGGATCTGGAAGACATGACGTTGCTTGAAAAGGTCATGTATCTCCTCATGGACGAGAACGGCGAGGAGGATCTCTACAGGAAGATCTGGGATGCATACAGGCGCTGGGGGATCAATGACCAGACGATCAGGCCGATCATGGCGCCGTCCGGAGAGAAGGTTTTCTCCGTGCGGATTCCGGCAGCAGGGCGCGTGATGATGGTCATGGATGACACAAAGGACGAGATCTCCATCACGAACACCCGGAGCGGAGAAAAGGAGATTTTTTCCTGGCAGGATGTCGCGGAGACGGCAGCCATGATGGCAGATCCCGGAAAAGAGACCGTGGAGGAGTGCTGGGAGGAGATCTACGGCAAGGACTGGCCGTGGAAGGAAGAAGTTGCACCGGTGCAACAGACACAAAAACCTGAAGCAAAGAAGGAACCAAAAAAAGAGAGCAAGGTTCAGAAGGCCAAAAAACCGGAAAAGCCCCAAAAGCCAAGTACGGAGCCTACGTCGGCAGCAGTTGTGGAAGAGGAACAGCTTCCGGGGCAGATGAGTGTGGAAGATTACCCGGAACTGATTCCGGAGACAAGCTACGAGGAAGTAAAAGAGGAGCAGGATGAACGGAATAATGAATCTGGAATGCCAAATGGCGCAGGAGACGAGGCTGATCATGGAGAATCCATCGGAGTGGAAGAAAATGCAGGAGGAGAGGCTGAAAGCTTTCCTGAGGGCGATGGAGCTTCAGAGGGCGGAGGATGTGAAGCAGATCATGAAAAGCTAGTCAATGAGGTATGGTGGAAGTGGATGGACCTTCGTGAAAGCATGCCGGCAAACAAAAAGTTCACGAAGGAAAAGATAAAAAACCTGTATGACATGACGATCAATCTGGCTGCAGCAATGGAAAAACTCATGAATGCAGGTTCAGCAGATGAAGAATAGATCATCCAGGGCAGCAAAGGCCAGAGAGTTTTCCCCGGCCGAAAGAGACAAGATTTTTTTCAGGGATGCCGGCCAGTGCATCTTTTGCCGGCAAAACTACCACATGGAGGATGCCACATGGCTAGGCAAAGAGATTTTATCAATCATGCACTACATCCCGAGGTCAAAAAACGGCCTCGGGATAGCCGAAAACGGCGCTCTCGGGTGCCAGTACCATCACGAGATGATGGACAACGGGAACAAGGGCCGCAGGGACGAGATGCTGCAGATCTTCCGGGAGTACCTAAAGGGCAAATATCAGGGATGGAACGAGGAGCGGCTGATTTATGACAAGTGGAGGTAGAGGACATGGGGTTTGTTTATCGTCTCTGATGAAAACAGAAGTTATTCTGAATGGTACGACATTTATGACAAGCAAAGATTTGGCGAACCTACCATGAGCGGTTTTCGTATTGATTATGCAGTTACCGCATGGATGCCGTTACCAGAACAATACAAGGCAGAAAGTGAGGGTAAGGAATGACAGAATGTAAGCATTGTGAACATTTTGATTTATTTACAAACGAATGCTTGATAGATAATTCAAAGGGTTATGAAAATAAAGTGTGTTTGCATTATAATTGCGCTCATTATGAAGATGCCAAATGGTGTCCGAGTTTTTCTGGATATACAGAAGCTGAAGGGAGCAGGAATGACACAACAGAGAGCTGATGAAATTGTTCGTATGGTTATATATGCAATGTTAAATGTAATGCCAGAGTTAAAGGATAGCAAAGAGGCGTTTCACGTTGGTAGAATGGTAGGACAAATGCAAAGACAGTTAGAAATTGAGTTATCTTTTGAGGTTGAGCCGCAGGAAAGTGAGAAGCAGGAATAAGCGGAAAAATAATTGATGGGAGGAAAAAAGATGTCAGAGCTAATGAATTTATTTACGCCGGATAAGACGGTGGAAATGACTTACTCAGAATATGCAGCGCTCGTGAGGGAGGCAGTCAAAGCAGAGCTTTCGACGAATGCGATCAGAGCAGACGTTCCTTCGTACTACGTGAACGCAATGCTCACGGGCCAAAAGGTAACATGGGACGAGATGGAGCTGACGATCGAGGAGGGAGAAACAACTCTCGGAGAGATCGCGGACATGATTGGAAAACTGCTGAAGACCAAAAAGAACAAAAAAAGCATCACTTTCGCCGGCTATCAGCTGATGGTGCTGGTGAAAATGGTGCAGGACGAAATACTGTTTGAAATGGATTCGGACGAAGAGGAGGAAAAAGACAATGAGCAAACCGACGGCAACGAAGAAAATGGTTGCGATTGACTGCCCGTACTGCGGACAGCAGCAGATGGTGGAGATTGACGAGGCAATGAATCCGACAGAATACCAGGCTCTTGCGGCCATGAGCTGCAACTGTCCGGGATCCTGGATCGTAAGGCAGGAAAAAAAGATCAGACAAAAGATCGAAAACGACGGACTTGACGAGGAGGGAATCGAACACGTGGTCCAGATGGTAAAGATGATGCGCCATGGAGAATTTGACCGGATCACCATAAAAAACAAGAAATTCACCTATACCATCAGCATTAACAGCGAAAGCGTCATGAAGTTCAAGCGCACGGAGCAAAGGAAGGAGGAAATGACGCTGTGAGACACGAGATCAAGATCCGGCCGAAGTATTACGCGGCAGTCATCGCCGGAATGAAGACCTTCGAGCTCCGGGAGAACGACAGGGACTACCAGGTAGGTGATGAAGTGAAGCTCATGGAATGGGACGAGGAGGGCTTCACGGGAAGATATCACACGGTCACGATCACCTATGTCCTGCAGGATGTACCGGAATACGGACTTGCAGACGGATTTTGCATATTTGGGTGGAGGTGATCCGCGTGAAATGGTGGATGAAGCTGATCCCCTGGATCGCGGCGGCAATGATGGCCATCTTCCTGGCCACACTGATCATCACGGCAGCAGTCGTGGTCAAAACTTTTCTGATGTAGCCTTTTGGAGGAAATTATATATCACACGCAACCGTAAACCATGCACGGCGGGCTCCTGCGAGGGCCCGCAGAAAGGAGAAAAATGGATAAGAAGGCAATACAAATCGTATCGGATTATGTTTTAGAGCATCTTGATAAAACCGATCTCGATCAGTTGGAAATCAGGAATGGCTTGCTGTTCAACTGTTACATCGTATGGAAAGCGAAGGCACTTCAAAACTGGAAGTATCTGATTTCCACCACTTTGTTAGATGGCATGTATTATGAGCTCACATTCAATGGAGACAAGCAGGAGTGGTATCTTGACACATACAAGAAGTTTGAAAACAGAGTGATAAAGGATGCCGACCTGGCTCATGGAGGAGAAAAATGTTAATCAGGAAATGCGACCGATGTGGCATGGAAATTGAACCGCGTGCCGACAGATACAGAATCAAAATTGTGAAAATGAGCGAACAGGATACGGAAAATGTGGAAGAAGTGATTGACGATCTTTGCAGAACCTGCAGGATGCAGCTCCGTGAATTTTTCCGACCGACGGAACCAATGCCAGTATTTTTTAACGCGGATAAAATCAAGAAGCTAGAAGAGGACTTCTGGGCCACACATGATCCGTCAGGCGGAGATCTTCCGCCGGAAGATGATGAAAAATCTGTCGGGGGTATGAAGTGGATCCACGAAAAGACAAAAGCTCCGGCACGGCAGCAGGGAGAGAAACAGAAAAGGGCTACAAAAGTGGACCACGGAAAGATCTGCGCACTGCGAAAAGCAGGCTGGTCTGTAAAGGAGATCTGTGCAGAGATGCACATTTCTCCGGCGACGGTATCTAATCACTTGAAGATGGAGAAGGGCAATGAATAAGAGCAAGGAATGTGAGAACTGTGGGAAAACTTTCGTCCCAACAAACTCCAGGAGCCTGTACTGCTGTCCAACATGCAGGGAAGAATCAAAGAAACGCATGAAGGCGCAGAGGGAAAGAATGGAGAAAACAAAAAACAATTTGACAATTAACGAGATCAACGCTCTGGCACTGGCAGAGCATCTAAGCTATGGACAGTATGTGGCGAAGTATCACTTGTACTGAGGGAGGATGGCATGAAACAGATTGAAAGCCTGACACAGACAACAATCGAAGAAAGGGGCGGACAATGACAGAGGACGAGATCAAAAAGATCGTAAGTTTAACAGTAAAAGCTATGAAGAAAGAGGGCATGACGAAGGAGTTTTCAGAGGTCATGTATGAAGAGATGAGCAAGCGCCTATTTTATCACTTCAACGAGGGTTACAGTGAAGACATTGCGAGGGTGCTGAACGAGGTCAAGACCGACGTGTATTATTCGATCATTCCAATGTACTATGGAAAACGCATGACGCACGAAGCAATCGCAGAGAGAATGAACGTCGAAGTCTCGACTATAACGAGGAATAAAAAGCGGCTGTGTATTGAGATATACCGCCTTTTGTACTAGGAGCGTGTCGAGCAGGACTAAAAAAGCAATATGGGAGGCGATACAATGACGCTATATGATTTTACAACGATTCTTTCCGGCGGAATCGTGTGCTTTCTGCTGATCGCGACCGCGATCGAGATAGCACGGATCGGATTGCAGGACGACAAAGACGACTAAAACGACAAAGGAGCACTCTTCGGAGTGTTCCATCTCGCATTATTGTGTGCTTTTGTGCGCTATTTCCAAAAATCGCGGAAAAACGTATTGTGAGAGAAGAAGGAGGACAAAAACTATGAAAATTGATTGGAAACGTAAATTGACAAGTCGGAAATTATGGCTTTCTATCGCCAGCTTTGTGTCTATGCTGATGATCTATTTTGGGAACGATGAAAACGCAGCAGCACAGGTGAGCGCAATCATCATGGCAGGCGCAACGGTGATCGGATATGTGATCGGCGAGGGGCTTGCTGATGCAGGAAACGCAGGGGAGGGCGAAAACAATGCCGAGTGAGGTAATCGTTGGGATATTGTCGCTTATTGGTACTCTTGCCGGATCCTATGGCGGAATCCGTCTCATGATATACAGAATCGAACAACTGGAGCAGAAGGTTGAAAAACACAACCAGGTTATCGAGAGAACGTATCGACTGGAAGAGGCGACGGCCGTGCAGGCGGAGCAGATCCGCGTTATCAATCACCGGATAGAGGATCTCGAGAGACACGAGGAGGCGCACGGATGACGAAAGACAATTAAGCGCTGGGAGAATCTTACCGGAGAAGTGGCAGAGCTTACAGACGAGTAAATAGAATAAATAGAATTTTCAAAAGGGGCGATGGAATGGGAAGAAAATCAAGGTACGAAACCCACGTTATGCCGTATTTGCAACAGATCTCGGAATGGGTTGAAGACTACGACGAGAGACAAATCGCGACAGAAAAACTCGGAATTGCTGTCTCAACTTTCGAAAATTACAAAAATAAATATCCGGAACTCCGCGAGGCTTTGAAAAAAGGCAAACAGAATTTAATTGCAGAACTGAAAGCGAGCCTCAAAAAGAAGGCAAAGGGGTATTATTACGAAGAAACAAAGACCAGCACCAGGGAATCCGCCGACGGAAAAGTAAAAGTTGTTGAGAAGACAAAGAAATACGCACAGCCGGACACAGGCGCGATCCATTTACTTTTGAAAAACCTTGACGAAAGCTGGAGAAATGACGACGCAACAACGACGGACATAAAAAAGAAACAGCTCGATCTAAACGAGCGCCGAATTGATCAAAATGAATGGTAGGTGAAAGAAATGGTAAAAATGCTTGATGTGTCAGTGTACCAAGGGACGGTCGACTGGCACAAAGTAAAGGCTGACGGATACGAGGGCGTCATACTTCGTGCAGGGTTCGGAAAAGGGAACACGGACGGGAGATTCTATGAGAACATACAAGGCGCCATCAATGCCGGAATGAAAATCGGAATTTATTGGTTTAGTTATGCTTATACTGTGCAAATGGCAAAGCATGAGGCGATCTATTGCCACGCCACAATCGGGAATTATAAAAAAAATATTGAGCTGCCCGTGTTCTTTGACTGGGAATATGATTCGATGAACTGGGCGAAGAAAAACGGCGTGACGCCAGACAAAAAGCTTATTACGGATATGTGCGTGACCTTCTGCGAGCAGATAAAGGCGATCGGGTACGATGCCGGATACTATCTCAATCTCGATTACTCAAAGAGCTACATAGACGAGAGTAGACTGAAAGATTTCAAGCGATGGTTTGCACGCTACACGGTAACGGAACAAAAAGACTGTTTCCTCTGGCAGTATACCAGCAAAGGAAAGGTTGACGGCATAAAAGGCAACGTAGACCTCAACAAGTGTTTCGGAAATCTAGAACAAAAGCCTGCTGACGAGAAAAAGACAAACAAGGAGATCGCACAGGAAGTCATAGACGGCAAATGGGGCAATGGATCCGCAAGGAAGGAAAATCTCACGAAAGCAGGGTACGATTACAAAGCAATACAAGCGATCGTAAATGAGATACTTTCCTCTGCGAAACCTAAAGAGCCATACTACACAGAGTATACAGTCAAGAAGGGCGACACACTGTCAGGCATCGCCAAGAGGTACGGAACGACTGTCAATGCCCTATGCGGATGGAATAACATCACAAAGCCGAATCTGATCAAAGTGGGACAGATTATAAGAATATATAAATAATATAAAACAATAACGTAATACGAGGGATAAATCATGTATGAGCTGTCAACCTTTTACAACTCGAAGGAATGGCGGAGACTACTGCAAACGCTCAAAATGGAGCGCGTAAACGATCAGGGGGAGCTTATTTGCGAATACTGCGGAAAGCCGATCTCGAGAGCCTACGACGCGATCGGGCACCACAAGACGGAGCTGACAGACGAGAACGTGAACGACGCAGACATCTCACTCAATCCGGACAACGTCGCCTTTGTGCATCACCGCTGTCACAACTACATACACAACAAACTCGGGCACAGAATGCGCGAGGTATTTCTTGTGTACGGTCCGCCGCTTGCAGGGAAAGGCGAGTGGGTAAAGGACAACATGGAACCCGGCGATCTGGTTGTGGATATGGACGCAATATGGCAGTGTATAAGCGCACAGAATAGATACACTCATCCGAACAGATTGCGGCAGTGTGTCTTTGAAGTACGCAACGCGCTACTTGACGCGGTACGCTTCCGGCGTGGCAAGTGGCAGACCGCCTTTGTCGTCGGCGGATATGCAATGCTTTCGGAGCGCGAGAGAGTGTGCCGAGAGCTTGCAGCGCGGCAGGTCTTTGTCGATGCTACTCGCGAAGAGTGCCTCGCAAAGCTGGACACATTGCCAGAGCTTGACCGGAGCGAGTGGGAGCGATACGTCGCCGACTGGTTCGAGACCTACGAGGCCCCCCTTGACCTTTGAGAAAGTAGCTTTGGGGGTACAGATCGGA